CGCCACACCCGCTACAGGTAGGAGATGATGATGTTCTTTATATGGGGGATCGCAATATGATCCACGCCTACGATGGACAAGTTGGTGGGGGTGGTACGTTTTATGAAGCGGTTCTTACATTACCGGTAGGATGGTTTATTACTGGCATGTGTAAAATGAAGGGCCCTAATCTAGCGATAGCTGCATACTATTCATCTTCTGGTTCGGCTACGGCAAGTACATTTAATAAAGGCGAGGCTAAGGTATGGGTTTGGAATTATCTGGATTTGGATCCCGAAGATACTTACGATTTACAGGACAATTATGTTAGCGATATATTCCCCTATCGTGGCACGATCGCTGCATTCACCTCTGGAAGACGTGCGATTACCCAATCCGGCCAATATAAACTCCAGCTATTACGTGGAACTGAGTTCGAAATAGAACAGGCCTGGAACGAGCAGGGTATTCCTATACGTGGGGGCAGCGAGGTTTTAGATAACGATATTTACTTTACAGCAGGAAGCAAGATTTTTTCATACACCAGAATTAAAGAGGCGGATAAATTTATATTCAATATATTAAGCAGCATGGACGGAAGCACCTCTGGGATGTGTCAGTTTTTTACCACCCTTAAAAGAGCACACGTATCTTCTGGATCTACTACCTCTGGAGGATTGCAATCATTCAACTTTGAGGTTGGTGGCGGCTATAGGAGTGCCGGAAGCGCCGATGGAGAGGTTGTGTTCCCTAAGTCTGTATCAGATAAAAGATGTAGGCTTGTACGAGTTGCGGTAACATTCGCTGCTCCTATATCTTCTGCTGGAAGAAACTTTATCCTTAACACAAGATTGGATGGAACGAGCGTTGCCACTATAACCGGAGTAGAAACATTTACCGTATTGAAACAGGAAGTTCGACTTAATGCTGACGGAACCGATCTTGGTGACTTTAATAGCCTTCAACCCGCAATGGTCTGGACTACTGGAAGCGGTTCTTCTACCTGTCCGACTGTAGACTCTATAGAATATGAATTTGAATATATAAACAACTAACTATGTATACCTATACAACGCTGAGAAACAACTTTGGGGTAATAACAAAGGATGCTTCGGCAACAAACCTTACACGTGCAGACACGCTTATAAACGACAGTATAAGAACTATCTGTAATCTTCAGGGCGGGAAGCTTAGATTTCTTGAATCTACCACTGAAATGACTACAGTTGCAGACCAAGAGAGCTATCAGATACCAAACAAATACAGAAAACTAATCGATATGTATATATATAGCGGCTCTGATACCTCTTCTGATGCTATATATGCTCCAGAGCCGGTCTTTGATCCCACTAAATGGAAACGAATTCTTCAGTATAAATACGGCACCGGAAGTGTTCCGTATTTTACCTATATAGAAAATACATCCTATAAAATACAGCCGGTCCCTGATACGACAGGAAATCTTATTATAGTGAGAGGCCGATTGCAGGTTCGGGACTTAACTATCGCAGACTATACGACCGGAACTATATCCTCGGTTGCAAACGGTGGAACTGCGGTGGTAGGAAACGGAACCACCTGGACAGCCGATATGGTTGGAAGATATATCCAGATAACCCAAACAACCGCCGCTGACGGTGGCGATGGATTCTGGTATGAGATAGGAGGATTTACAGACGCTACCAACATTACATTAACAAAACCATACGAAGGATTGGCAGTATCCGGAGCAAATTATACGATTGGTCAGGTGCCGGTTGTTCCGCAGGCATACCAACCAGCGATACTTAATAGATCCGTGGCATTATACTGGCAATTACAAGGAGAATTAGACAGAGCTAGGACATATTGGATGATGTATGATGGCGGTAAAGAGGCTGGTTTTACTAAAGAATATGGCGGTTTGATACTTGAGATGCTAGAGAATGAAGGAGAAACAGAAGAAGGGAGCTATATCCCTCCTATTGGGAATTCTTCGGCTACTCTCAATACTGCCCCGTATTACTTTCCTTATCAACAAGCTTCTGGCTTTTAACAAATAAACTATGGCAACACCATTTGGCGTTACGTCCGCCACAGATCCAAAGAAAAAATTTATCGAAGGTTTGGCAAAAGACCAAATCGTTGGTTTAAATGCGGCCGCTACCCGTCAACAGGCCGGAACCTCTAATGACGATGACGATAAAAACCTGCAATTCGCTACCGAAAGAGGGTTTGTTCCCAACCAACCAGCCTCTCCAGTAGCGCAGCCCACAGGCCAACCAGCGGCCCAGACGGTAGCCCAGCCCGCAGCACAAGCCCCTCAACAGAACGCAGTTGACCGTGCTTTCCAGGCGTATATAGCCTCTCTCGCGCCATCTCCAGGCGTTCAGGGCGCACGTCAGGAGTTTACTGACTTTGTAGCGTCAGCAAAACTAGGAGAGAGTGCACTCGAAGGCCAAGGCCGTGGAATTGTTAGATCTTTAGTTAGAGGCAAACAAGCTAAATTGAGAGAACAATCCGAGATAGAAGCCCAACGATTACAAGGGAATATAGGAATCGAACAAGGCGCAGCAGAAGCTACCCAAGAGCAAGCAGGAGCCCGACTCCAATTCCAACAAGGAGAGCTAAAGCGACAGCAAGAAGAAGAGGAAGCAAGACAACCCGTGATTCAGAATGTAGGTGGAACACTTGTGCGGACCGACCCTACCACCGGCGAGACCACCACCCTGTTTGCACCACCTAAAAAGAACGAACTAGAGGATCTGCTTTCAAGAACCGATGCCCAGGCATTAGGACTTCCTTTCGGTACAACAAAAGGAGAGGCAGCTAAACTAGGAATAATCCCTACTGCGAGTAGAAAATCTTCGCCTAGAGGGCCTGCTCCTATAACAGAACCCAATATAAAAGAGGCAAACCTAACTAAAACAGAGAGAGAACAAGCTCAGGTACTTGGGATAGGAGATTGGAGTCCTAAATTCTTGGAACGACTTTATAACAAACAGGATCTATCTGCACGAGATAGAGTAGACTTTGTTAATAAATTCAAAAAAGACCAAGCAGCGGTTCCTATGACACTTGATCCAGAGATATTCTTAGAAGTATGGCTTGAGAATAAGAATAAACCAAAAGATGTTAAAGCTGCTCCTCAATCTAAGGGGGTATCTAACGAAGATTTAGCTCGTGATGATTAAATAATATGGCAATTGATGTCACCAAAATTAAAGGATTTAAAGACCCAAAAACAGTCTCTACTTTGGTTCCTGAAAATGATCCGGTTGTTCAAAAGACGATAGCAAGACAGTTGTTGGCTGGATTTAAACCGATTCTATCTGGGATTAAGCTTTTAGAAAAAGCCCAGAGTTTTTTACCAGGCTCTACTTTTCCAGTACGCCCAAGTGTGAAAGCTGAATCTATAAAACAGACGGGACAGGCTGCGAAGTTTATTCAAGAGGAAACAGCTAGGTCTGGAGCGGCGATTGTGTTGAGTGCGAAAGGGAAAGATAAATTGCCTATTGATCCCTCTGCTTCCAGAGCAGAAAAGGGATTTCAAAAGCTTGTCTTTGGAGAGCGGCCATTAAGATCTATTCCTGGGGTTGGTGAAGAAACACTTCGGGGTATTGGTTTTTCAGAAGAAGTGTCAGAAAAATTTAAGGTTCCCGTGGGGGCTGCTTTAGTTGCGCTAGATTTTACAACGGGAGGTGGAAAGGATGACGTATTTAAGGCTCTTGTTAAGAGTAAAAAAACAGCAGAGGTTTCTACTATATTAAAAAAGGTTGGTGTTCCTGACGAGCTTATCACCTCTTATTCAAGATATTTTAAAGACGCAAAAACTATTCGGGAGGTTGAGATTGGAATCGAGGCATTAGACAACATGAAGGACGTTGTTAAGGGCCTTCCCAGTGATGAGGTGGTAAGAAGAACTATCATAGAGCAGTCCGTTCCAAAGAGAATAATAGAAGGGAAAGCTAAGGTGGTTGCCGATGTTCCGGTCAAAGGAAAAGCTGTTGATACGATTGCGCTTCACAAGACTGATGCTATTAACATCCCGTCTATAAAAAAGAGCGGTCTTATTCCCGCCAAGAACGGAGTGTTTGGGGAGGTATCGTTCCTTGCTGATAGTAAGAAGCTCGTAGACCAGCATATTCCTACTGGAAAAGCGGTGAGCCTTCCCGTTCGGATGAAGAACCCGATGATTATTCCTACCGAGATAACACCCCAGTCTTTAGTGAGTGAGTCAAAATTTAAAACACTCAGAGAGTTGGCAGAATCTAAGGGCCACGACGGGATTATCCTTGAGGCTGGAAAAGGCCAAGAAGGAAGAGTGTATCTAACGTTTGATAAAGCGAGTACCGTTGAGAAGACAACGCTAAAAGCACCAAGGTCGTTAGAAGTAGGGGCGCGGAAGTTTGATACTGCTGAGGAGTTTGTGAAAAGTCAACAAATAGATATTCCACCAAAAAAATTAGAAAAATCTTTTGAAGATGGATTTTATCCTATGGCAAATAAGGGAGAATGGTTTGGAGAAGCCAACTATAAAGCAGAAGGTGGAAGATTGATAGAAATGACACCAGAACAATTTTTAGCACAGGCTAAAGATTTAGAAATAGATGAAATAGCGAGAGAAAATATAGCCGGTTTAAAGGAACACATTAAATCAGGGAGAACATTAGACCCTTTGACTTTATTTGAAATAAATAAAAAAGACGTTAGAGCTAGTGATGGTAGGCACAGGGCCATTGCATCAAAGGAATTAGGAATTGGAAAAGTTCCAGTTGTTTCTTTTGTTCCAACGCAACAACTAACAGATATATTTAAAAAATCACGAAAGCCTACTTTAGCCACTCCCAGAGAGTTAAAGAGCGAAGTTTCCAAAGTGAAACGCCCAGTAACACAGCCAAAAGTATCCCCCCAAGTCGGTCAAACCCCAGTAAAAACAGGCCTAGGTCCAATAAAGAAGCCATTAAAAAAATCATATACCGAGAGCATAGTACAACCAGTCAAGAATGCAAGCGATGCCAAGGAATCCTTTAAGAAATTCGAGGCTGGAGATGAGCTTGTGAGTGTCCCAGGAAAGGCCGATATAGCTCCACTGGCAAAGGATGCCAAGAACTTAAAGGATATTAGCGGATTCAGAGGACAGGCAAGAGATATAACTAGGAATTTCGAACAAGTATTTGGCAAAGATTCTATCCAAAAACGAACCATCCTTGATAAGTTTGATGACGCAAAAGGAGCAAGTGTTGATACACAAGAGAAATTAATAAACGACCTGAAGAAAAACGTCATCGACAAATACGGGTTTAAAAAAGGCAGCAAAGAGAGTGCCGCAATCATGGATTATGGCGAGAAACTAAAGACGAAGAAAGAAATAATAGCTGAGTTTGGGAAAGAAAAAGCCGATCAGATTATTGCGTCAAGCGATTGGTTTAGAAGCCAGTATGACAAACTTTTGGATGATGTAAACAAGATAAGGGCTAAGATTTATCCAAGGAGTCCAGAAAAGATTATCCCTAAACGCAAGGATTACTTTCGGCATTTCACGGAATTGTCGGAAGGATTTGAGGGGTTAAAGAACGCATTTGAAACCCCGTCGGGAATATCTCCGCAGCTTGCTGGTATATCCCCGTTCACAAAACCAAAGTCTAAGTTCCTATCGTTAGCTCAGAGGAGACTTGGTGTGGGATCAACCAGAGACGCGATAGGCGGTTATTTGAATTATATTCCATCCGCCTCTTATGCAATGCACATTGACCCTCATATTTCTAGGTTTAGAGATTTGGCGAAAGAGCTTGCGATTAAGACAGAAGACACAAAGAATTTAAATAATTTCATTGAACACTTACAGGACTTTGCTAACGATCTAGCAGGTAAAACAAACCCTGCGGATAGATATGTTCAAAAGGTGGTTCCTGGAGGAAGAGTCACGATGAGGGTGGTTGACTGGTTAAACAAGCGTGTAAAAGCGAATGTTATTCTTGGGAATGCGTCATCTTCTATTGCTCAGATATTTAATGTTCCCCAGGGGCTTGCGAGTGCGAAGCAGTATTCGGTTAGAGGAGCAACAAAAACACTTGCACAAATATTCCAAGAGAGTCCGGCGATGAATAAGTCTACCTTTATTAAAGAGCGATATTCTAGGTCTCTATATAGCCAATTCGACCAAGGAATGTTAAAGAACACAAAAAAGTTCGCTGCATGGATGGTAGGAGTTTTAGATGAGGTTGGCACAAAGTTTATATGGAACTCTCATTACGAGAAGGCTTTAGCACAAAACATACCCAATCCTATTAGATATGCAGATGGAATCACAAGAAAGATGGTCGCAGGTCGTGGCGTTGGAGAGGTTCCGCTTATACAAAAATCTAAATTATTTCAGATTGCTGCACCCTTCCAGCTTGAGGTGGGTAATTCTTGGTGGGCAATGAAGGACCTAATATCTTCGAGAGACTTCACGGGTATAGCTGTTTTTATTTTAGCGTCCTATCTAATGAACCGAGTCGCCGAAGAGATCAGAGGATCTGATGTTGTGTTTGATCCAATCAATGCAATATACGATGGAGCTAAGGCATTTCAAGAAGAAGACAATAAGTTTGTTGGTTCAGCTAGGTTCAGCGGTAGACTTGCGGGTGAGGTTTTATCGAACGTTCCGCTTGGTCAGACGTTGGCCGCTCTTTACCCTGAATTTGGTGTTAAGGGCGTAACAAGAGAGGATCTGTTCGGAGAAGGCGATCCCACTAGATTTGGTGGGGGCATTTTATTAACTCGTGGAATCCAAGACCCGTTGTTTAAGATAGTTACTCCTTTTGGTGGCGGACAACTGAAGAAGTCGATTGAAGGAGTCAAGGCTCTTGTAGAAGGAGAGGTGCGATCAAAGTCTGGGAAGACTTCGTTATTCAAATTACCCGCAACTCCAGAGAATATAATAAAAGCTCCTTTGTTTGGTAAGTTTTCGACCGACGAGGCTAGAGAGTTCTTTGACCCGCACAAAAAAACCACCCTCCAAAAAGGGGTTGAACAGTTTGAAAGGATTTGGGCGATGGAATTTGAGGATAGAGTAAAAGAGTTGGACAAACTACAAGAAAAAGACGAAAAAGTGTATAATAAAGTAGTTGATATTATAACGAATTTTAAGAAGGGAGTTACGGTAGAACAGTACAAAATAAAGCAATTGGGCATAAAGAATGGCGAAAGAGCGCAAGAGATATGGAATCAGAGGAATAAGATTAAAGATTTTGCAGAAAGAGTGAAGTTCTTAGACGAGTTGGAGGATCACAATATATTAAATGAAGACGTTAGATCCCAGATAGACCAGATTAAAAAAGGGAAACTGAAGCCAGGATTCCAGGAAAAAGAACCACAAAAGGATTCTAATGTGATTGATGTTGTGGTGACATATGCAAAAGCGTTAGGTGTTGATCCGGTAACGGCGTTTAATAGGATATTCACCGGACAGAAAATACGTCGAATTGATAACAGAACCATAATAGTAGAGAGGCTTCCTATCACAGAGTCGCAGGCTATCAAGAAAGAACGTGGCGCAGAGAAGGATGTTATATTGGACCACACTATCCCGCTTCAGCTCGGAGGATCTAATGCAAAGAATAACTTG